GAAAAATGCAATGGTGCGCCCGCCGGTCGGGGTGAACAGCACGGGGCCGAGCCCGTAAAGCGTGCGCAAGTTCCGGCGACCGAGCGGCATGAAACCGTCGCACCACGCCATCTGCTGGTCGGGCACGCCCGAGCGGGAAACGGCCGTATTTATTCCTTGAAATTCCTCAAAAACGAGCGGATCACCGGGGCCGGGGGGCGAGTAGGGATTCGGCTTCTCGGCAGCCGGCGCTTGCGGGCGTATAGGCATTACCAGCGCCCATACAAATTGGTTGCCCGCCCAGGTCGCGCGTAATTACTCTTACGTAATGTCATGTCGTCGTAGAGTTTCAGGTAGTAGGCAGCCGCGTTGTACTGCTGGAGTTCGAGTTGCGCCAGATGCGCCGCGAAGTATGGCACGACATCATCCCACGGGGCCGGTATTACGTCCACGCTTTGATTGTCGATCAAGTCCTGCGGAATGCAGAACAAGTCGAACTCTACTTGATAAATCTGTGACGGAATTGGATACATGAAAAACGATCCATCCGAACCTTGCCCGAACTGAGTACAGAAGGCGGGCACGTAAGTATATTGGAAAGGGTAATTTCTAATTTTAGCTTGATAAGTAGAAAACGAATACATTGGAAGCGAGTAGCGGTAATTCGAATATATAACGCTAACAGATCGAATCGAATAGACCGAATCCACACCCGGAAACATGCTCACGTCGATGTCCGAGAACGAGTATTTCTCCTGATTCGGATTGAGCTGGTTGATTTTCGACAGGACCGCCGTGGCAGTCGCACCCGTGCCGGTGCTGTCCGTGATCGTCATGAGCGGCGCGAAATACCCGTAGCCGCCAAATTGCGAGTTGATTGCCGTGATCTTGCCGGCCTGCACGATCGGCAAAGCCGTCGCCTGCGCTCCACCCGGATTGGGCAACATGCCCGAAGGAAAATCCGGCGGTGTGATCGTCAATGTCGGCGCATTCGAGTAGCCGGCGCCTTGATTGGTCACGCTCCAGCTCACGATCGAGGCGCTTATCGGGGTGAGCCGCCTGACACACTGCGTCCGCTGCGCCGTCTCGCGCCGTGCCCGGTTGACGTAATCAACCAGGTCGTCCGTGTTCAAATACTCTTGCTTCGCTTCCCGAAGGAAGCGCTGCGTTTGCTGCATGTATTTGTTGAGCGTCGACATTTATCCCGCCGCTCCCCCGGCTTGCGCCTTGATACCGAGCTTGGTTGCCTGCACGGGGTCCTGCGCTTCGTTGGGATTGCCGGCCTTCTTGGCGCGATCCAGAAATGTCTCGTAATAATTATACATGCGTTCGGCATCGCCGACACGCGCGCTCGTTTGCGAGGACAACAGCGCGTACCACGCTGCCAGGTACGGCACGCAATCGGTGAACAGATAAGGAATAGCCTCGGGGTCGCTGTCCAGCGCGAGTGCGATCGGAAAACACACGCAGTCGAGATTAAGCGTGTAGATGATGTTCGGCAGCGGATCGAGATAGAAGCTGCCGCCCAATGACGCGGCTTCACTGCCGGTCACACCCGGCGCCGAGCCTTGGGCATATTGAGCCCACGTCTTGGGAGCACCTGACGCCGGCACCGGGTTGTTGAGATGATAGTAGTCGAACCATTGCCACGGGCGTCCGTTGACGCGCCTCTGGCCCTGCCCGACGTTGTAAAAAATGCGCTTGATCTTGAGAACCGCCTGGACGCCGTTGGCCGAACCGGTGCTGATCGCGGAAAAATTATAGACGTTCAACCCGACCGTCGTGCTCAACGTGCCGATGAACCGAATGCACTCGGATTCACCGGCCAATTGACCGCGCGCCAGATTGATCCAGTTGGTTACATCAGAAACGGCGTAAAGAGGAGTAGGTGCGCCGGGGTTTTGCAGCAACCGCTGGGTCTGGGAAACGTACTGATTGAGCATTTCTCCCTACCGGTGGGAGTCATGGCCCCACGCGCTTGAGGACGATATCGATCGGCGTACTGCGCTCCGCATCTATTTGATAAAGCGCCTGGCTTCCATCCGGCTGCAAACAAAGAAACGCTGCGCCGGTTTGCATCGCATTCTGCGACGAGCCAAACTGGCCCGCCGCCGCATCGTCGACTGTCACAAGCTCGGACACGCTATTGGTCAGCGCAGAACTGATCCCGAGGTTTGCCAGACTGTACGTCATGGCGCCGGCTGAATGATCGCGATATCGGGCTTGCTGCCCATGACGTTGGCGATGGTGCCGACAGTCGCCGTATTCACGCCGCTGGCGACGAACGCCACCTGCCCGATCGTCGGAGCGCCAAGGAACAAGCCGCCGTCGTAGATCGCCCCAACGGTCGCGGCCGACGCCGTGGCGAGGCCGATATTGGGCTGGCGCGGTCGGAACGACAGGTAAAGCGCATCCGGCCCGTTGGAGATGCTGCCCTGCGGCGGCACGCCACCCGTAGTGAGGATACCCGAAGTCGTGTATCCGGTGCCAGCACCCGAGAGGGTCGACGACACGATGGTTTGCAGCACATTCGCCGTCAGCGACCCGGACGAGCCCGCGCCACCGATCGAGAGCGTGATGCTGCCCAGCGAGCCGTTGGCAAGCGGCGCCCCCGGATTGGTGCACAGCGCCCCGGTGATCGAGCCCGAGCCGGTCAGACTGAACGTAATGGTCGCCGCCGTAATGCCAACCGCCAGATTGGGGTCGGACGGGTTCGGCAGGATGACGGCAAGCGGGATCGACGGATAGCCGGCGCCGGGATTCGTAAACGACACACCGCTGAGCGTCCCGCTGGCAATCGTCGCATAAGCGGTCGCCGGGATGCCGCCGACGCCATTCGCGTTGTTGGCGGCGGGAGGCGGCGGCGGAATGAACACGATCGGCGCCATGCCGTAGCCGGCACCCGCGTTCGCCGTCAGAACCGTAGTGGTGGCGATATTGAGCTGGCCACCGACAATCGGGAGCCACGTGCCTTGCACGGACGCGCCGCTGACTTGCGTGATGGTCGTGGTCGTCTGAACGTAAGACGATCCGTACGCCATCACGGTGGCGCTGACCGGACACCCGAGCCGGTTGGCGATGCGCAGATTGAAACCGTCACTGGTCACATGCAGCAAGCCGCTGGTCCAACCAGCCGCGCACGCCAGCGTCCAGATACCCAGCACCGGATCGAGATGCTCCAGCACCAAATATTGGCCGAGACCGATGTACCAGTCACCAGCCGCCAGCGGCAACTCGTCACCAGGCGCCAAACCGATGCGGTTGCTCGGATTGTCGATCGGCGCGTTTTGCAAAGCCGAAGGATAGAGGTTCTGCGGCAGCGCCAGACCGAGACCAGGACCGGACAAGTATGAGGGCATCTGATGGTTTCCTTAGAATGCCGCGCCTTGGAGATTGTAGCCCCAGAAGCCCGAGGAAGATTTGGCGCTCAGCACGTCGTACCCGCAGATGACAACGCCCTGCTGGCCGATTTGCCCGAGCGGCACCAGCGAATAGAAGCCGCTGAAATCGAACGCCGCATCTTCCGACATGTACATGGCGGTGTACTTAATATTGGCACCGAACACGTTACCGACCGGGACGAAGTGATCGGCAAAGATCGGGATGCCCGAAATTACCATGTTGGGGAAGCTCGACCGCACCTCGGTATTCATCGAATAGGTGCCGCCTGGATTGACGAACTGTGTCTCGTTGGCGATGAACGTGTTGTTCAAGGTCGCGTAATCGCCGGGGTTCATCACAACGAACGTCGGCGCCTCGCCACCCGCTTTGTCAGTGACGCTCGCCAGCACGGTCGCCATGCCGGCACGCGTGAAGCCGGCGGCACCTTGCGAGAATGTGCCCGAGTTGAGGTTGACGTACTGGCCCTTGAAAGCCGAGTTGCCGGCCGCGTTGCGGTTGATGCCGCCGTACTGCGGGAAGTTGGTGCCGTCGTCGAACGCGCCTTGCAACGAGTCCGGCATCTGCGGGTTGGCCGAGTTATTGGTGAACAACACGCGCGCCATGTTCTGGCGAGTGACCGCATACACATCGTTCATGCGGGCCTTGAGAATGCTGATCTCGCGATCGGTTGCTTGGAGGACCGACTCGCCAAACGGCAGCGGAACCGGCACCACCCAATAGGCAAGGTTGAATTGAGCGTTTTGTATTCCCGGCGTGATAACGGGCGAATTGAAGCCGCCGCCGTAGCCGGTCCATTGACCTTGGACCATCGACTGGCCTTGCAACGGAACAGTTACTTGGTTGAGACCGCCGGCTGCGCGCTGCGCATTGCCCGTCAGATAGAAAAGCGTCGGGCTTCCAAAATAAATCTGCACAAACAAACGCGGAACAAACGCGCGTCGTGTTACAGATGCTAACTCATTATAAAGTGACCCGGCCGCTGGGGCCACACCAAGACCTGGGAGGGGGATGGCACGCTCTCCTTATTCAATTCTACTTTTCAACGCCGAGAACTGGCGCGCACTTCCTGAATGGCCTCGTTCGCCATCTTCTGCAAAAGCCCTTCGTTCTCGCCCTTGGACTCGATGAGGCGCTTGATGTCATCGCTGCCGTCACCGGCCGAAACCTCAAGGAAATTCCACGAGCCGGTGCCGCCCGGCATCGTCGGGGCGGCGGGCGGCGTCTGCTTCTCGATGTAGGCCCACGCGATCTCGGGATCGAGAATGCCCTTGTCGTTCATGAGCGCCCGAAGCGTCTCTTCGCCCTTCGCCGTCAGGCTGTTCTCGCGGCGAATTTTTGCAATGCCTGCCTCGATGGTGCCGCTGAGCGTATCGAGCTTTTCCTTCTTCTCTCGATCCGCCTTGTCGTCGGCAAGCTGCTTCGTAACCTCGTCGAGCTTCTTGGTCAGTGCACTGACCGGCTCATCGACGATCTTGCGCATCTCCAGCTCGGGAGCCGCCGCATTGGGGTCCACCATCTGGTGCGCTTCCTGCACCAACAGCCGCGCTTTGGGGTGCTTCATGATATTTTGCACCACCTCCCGTAGCTTGGCATCCTGCTGGAATTGAACCTCGTCGACCTCGATCTTCGGCATCACTTCGCTCCAGGCGTGGAGCCGCTATTCGGCACGTGGGAGATTGGCAAAACCGACGACTTCGATTGAGCCGGCAAGTGGCTCTTGCGGCCGCCGATCTCGATCTCCTCCATGTTGACGCGCACGATCTGCTCGTCGCTGGTCGGGATCGACTTGGTGTCGTTGCGAAAAACGTTGACCATGGCTGATTTCCTTTATGGTTTCACCGGATCGGTCGGCTTGACGCCCACAGGCGGAACCGGCGCGGGCGCGGGAGCCGTCTTGGCTTCGTTGAAGGCCACGGACCCGACCGCGCCCTCGACGGTGCGAACACGCTTATCCATCTCGTCGAGCCGCTTGGCCTGCTCGGCCGGCGCCTTCTCGATCGCGTCGAGCCGCGCCTTTTCGCTGGTGCGATCAGCCTCGGCATTGTTGAGGCGGGTTTCGGCGTCCACAAGCTTCACTTCGGCGACCGAAAGGCGGTGCCCTTCCTCCAAGGCTCGGAACTCCAGGTTCCTCACCCGATTGACGAGATCGACCAGGCCGCCCGTGAACATGTCCATGTTCTGCGAGATAGCGGTCGGGCTCGGCTTCGACTGGAGAAATACAACCACATCCTCGAAAATTGGGGCGCCAGCAGCGGTCGGCATAATCGGGCTCCTAGTAGTCGTGGCCGCGTCGCGGCCGGATTACGTTCTCGACGTTCCGGTAGGGCAGGTGAACCGAGCCGGGCAATTTCGCCATGTGCAGCGTCTCGTCCGGCACCTGCATGGTCCGAACCGGCTGCTCGCTCGGCGGCGCCATCTCGGTCGTCTTGTTGTGAAAAAGATCGGTCATGCGGCTGCGGCCTGCGTGGGCGGCGGGGCTCCACCGGGGGCCGGTGCGCCACCTTGCGGTTTGAGCGCCTGCATCTGCTGATTTTGCTGGGCATTGCGCATCGCCATGCTCTCGATATTGCCCTTCATGGCGGCCGGCGTGACCGACCCGGCCGGAACATGCTTGGAAAGCTTGCCGATCGCATCGAGCACCGCCTTGCCGGGCTCACTCGCCGAACCCAGAAGCGGCACCAGCTCCTCCAACTGCCGAAGAACAACCCCCAACCGCTGCAATCCGGCGGCCTCATACCCTTTGTTCGGCGTCGGCCCCGTTGCGGGGGTAGACCCAAAGGGCGGCTGTTGAGGCTGTCCGGGTTGTGTCGGGGGTTTTGCCCCCGGCATAGCGGTTGGGGTCATTTCAGGCATGCGGGCGGATTACTTCCGACCGTGCCGACGACCGCGACGATGCTTGGTAAGCATGGTTGCTACCTTTGGTTTGTCGACGCGCCGGATGGCACGTTGGCCAACCAAAACGGGTTAGCCGATTGCGACGGGTCCAAGGTCCGCCAGATGAGGGGTGTGGGGGAACAACGGCTTGCAAGATTTAACGTCGTTTTATATAGTGCTGTTGGCAAAAGGACATTCCCGACAGTGGCCGAGACCAACGGTAAGGCATTTTGGACGCCCAAAGAGGCGGCGCGCTGGCTTCAAGTCAGTGCTTGGGTGATCTACGGGTACACGCGCAAACGTAAGAAACGAAAAAACCCGCCGCCTATGATTCGACTGAGCCGAAGCATCATCCGATTTCCCATCGACGAGTTTAAAGCTTGGGCAAACGCCCAACGTCCACGGAAGGAAACCTAATGTACGTCATCAGCATTTCGTTCGGTACCGGAAATGTCGGCTGGTCTTTCATGTACAAGACGATGGAAACAGCTTCGGCGCAAGCCGATCGCATATCCTACAAAGACGGCGACATTAACCTGTTCTCCGACGACTTCGGTCAGATGGCATCCATCCGGGGAAGCACCATCAATGGCGCGATGGTGGAGGACACCAACCAATCGAAAGTCGCTCACAAGGAACGGGCACTACACGAGATGCGTATCCGGGCCGCAATCCAAAACGAAGCTTTGAGCGACCCAGCGCTACGCGCCGCCATGCGGGCACAAGCAGGGAGCCCTGCGGTGCTCCAGCCGAGCGGTCTGTTCAACGGCGGGTAGACCCGATCAGTTGCTTCTTGGCCAGCGCCTCGCCCAAGTCGGGATGCTCTTGCAGCAATTTCTGCATCTGAATTGCCTTGTTCTTCTCGCGCTCGCGCAACTGCGCCTTGGCAATCTCCTTGTTGGGCAGCGGGAGATTGTCGATGACGTACTCGCCCCCCACATCGCCGGTCTTGCGCAACGCAAATATCATCTGCTGGTTCTCGTCGCTGAATATCGGGCTGGAACTGTGACTGTCCACCAGCACGCGCCAATCATCCGGCAATTCGGATAGCAGGAACTTGGTGCTCTCCACTTCCTCGATGGTATCGAACTTGGTCCAGTAGTGATTCGGGTCCTTGGCCTCCTTGATGGTCAAGCTCAAATCCGCGCACATCGCGCACTGCCGTTCCACCAACAGGGCGCGATCGCGCAACGTCGGCGAGGCGGTTTTCATCAAAGTGCCAGCGTGCGAACCCGCCCGCACACCGGGCTCGCCCTGGCCTTGCATGATGGGCGGGAAACCTCCCAGCACGTTGATCACCTCGATCAACCATTTGATGATGGGAAGCAGTTCGGGCGGCACTTTTGGCGTCACATCCTTGATATCCGACCCTGGCTGCAACGCGATATAGCCGGCCGATCGGAAGTCGTCGTAAATCTCGTCCTTGATGCCGTTCTCACCGACAAACGCCAGTATCTTGTCAATCTGCAAACCCATCAGGCGCTTGGCATCGTCGCACCACTGCGCCAACAAGCCCTGAGGCTCGATCAGATCGACAAGTTCGCTGCGACCCCAGAACCAATTGGTCACCTCGTTGGGCTGGATCACCCGATAAGGCTGCATCCGGCTCCCGGCGATCAAAAGATTCGCCTTCTTGTAAAGCGGCGCCACCAGGATATCGGGCTCGATCAACTGGATGGTCGTATAATCGTCCTCGTCCTTGACCCACAGCTCGTGCATCTGCACGCAATCAGCCGCGATCACCGGACCCATCAGCGAGTAATTGGCGTCGCTGGTAACCCCCACGATGCCCCCCGGTGTCGTAGCGGCAAGCGGACTGGTATTGAGCTGGCTGGTCGACAAAACCTGGTGGAAATAGCTCGACGGCTCGCTGCCGGACTCTCCCGTCTTGGCGTTGGCCTTGATTTTGTCGAACAGCTTCTTGCTGTTGGGCAGGTGAAAAATGCGCTGCCACACCTCGGGCAACGTCAAGGTCGAGGTTTCGCAGACGCACTCCTGCAAGTCGATATCGTTGATGTCCTCCCGGTACACGCCGAACTGCCACGGCATGACGAGCTTCTTCATGTAGACAACTTCGTTGTTTTTCTCGACCACCGGCCACTGCTTGAGGATCGAGATGCCGTATTTGAGCGACTCGAACACACCTCGGGCAAACATCTCGTCGGTATTGCTGCGTTCCCACGAGCGCGTGAGGATTTCGCCGGCTACGGCGCCGCGCTCGATGATGTGCTTGGGATAGCGGTTCTCGAAATCGACCGTGAACTTCAGTTCCACCGGACTGAACAGGTGCGCGGCGGTGCGGTCGAGATGGTTGTGGAGCAGATTAACCAGCGCCTTGGAGCCGTCGAACCGGCCGGTCTCGGCGATCGTGTTCATGAGCCGGCAGTAAGTCGACCGCGCCCCGACACTGACCCGGCATTGCTCGATCAGCTTGTGCGCCAAATCGAGAATGTCGCGTTCCTTGTCGGGGACCGGGATCATGCGCGCTTCCTATAACCAGGCTGCAACGTCTCCAGTGCCGGATAATCGGTCGACACCTTTCCGGTGGTCCGGCCGTGAACCTCCTGCAACGTAGCACGCATCCTGGCGCCCGCACTCGCGCCGATTCCCTGCGTTGTCTGGCCATTCACCGTCACGCCACCACTCTGCACCTCGGAACTGAACTCTGCACCATTCTGGCCAAAGCCGAAATTACCACCGCGCTTGTTGAGATAATCCATCTGCTGGGTCACCGGATTGACCACTTGCACGGCCGATGTCTCGCGGTCCCGCCGGTCGTTCATATCGGTAATTTTCAGCGCCGACATTTCGGACACAGGCACTTCCAGCATGTCGGCCGCAGCTTGAGCCCGCACTTCGGAGCCGCGCTCCATGTCACGGTAGAGCTTGTCGTTGGCCTTGGTGCTCGGGGAGAGGAATGCCGGCATCGAAATCTCGTCGGTATCGGGGATCGACGTATCGTAGCCGCACAGCGGGCAGCACTTGGGCATTCCCTGCTTGACGTTCCAGGGGAACTTGGCCTTGCAAGAGGGGCATTTGACGGCGTAGCCCATCACTATCTCCCGTACCGCCAGCGCCGACGCGACAGTTCCCGCTCCACGGTCCGGCGAGAGCGCTGCTTGTCGGCAAAAAACTGGCTGAGCTGGTTTTGCGAAAACAGATAAATCTGATCGTGGATGCTCAATTGCTTCTTTGCCGCCTCTGCCTGCCGGGTACGCTTTTGCGAGATCAACACACTGCGAATATTATTCTTCCAATAGTAGTTCGCCAGCGCCATCGAGACCACGCGGTCGTCCTTCTTGGACCCCGGCGCGCTGATCTTGTCACCGTCACGTGCGATGGCCGTCATTTCCTTGATGGCGTCCATCGACCGCACCCGCAAGATGCCATTCGACACGTTGTTGCGCAAGTCCTCCATGATGGTGACTTTGAGCGCCGACGTGGTCTTGAAGTGAAAATTGTGCCCGTGGCCGATCGAGTCGGGGCGGGAGTAGATGAACGTCCGCACGTTGGCAAAGATGTTTTGAAGCCCCTTTTCCTCGATCTTGTCCAACCGGAACCCCCGGTCGAGTTTCTGCTTCAACTGTTTCAACTCGGTATAAACCGACGTGCCGGGACCGTTCAGTTCGAGAATATAGCGAACCTCGGACCCTTCGGAGCCGTACCAGCCGAGAAGGCTCGCAATCACCCACGCGTACTGCTGGGTCGTCACCAGCGGCCACGTGTACTCGGCCACCTGATCGAGCCCATCCGCGTAGCAGCGCAGAATTTGCGCCGACGAGCGGTCATTCGACTCGTTCTCGCCGTGTGCCGTATCGATGCCCATCACGTAGACGGCATTCCGTTCGGGCGGCTCCCAGACTTTCAGCTCTACCGACTTGGCGTTCTGGGCGCGCACGATAAACATCGTGTCGAACTCGTCGGCGAGGCTGTACATGTAAGAATCGTAACGGTCGCTGACGTTATCGTTGGTCTGGACCGTGAGCTTTTCGGAGCCGAAAAACACCGCACCAGTCTGCTGAAATGCCTCGCTCTCCGTCCACGGCTGCTCCTGCACCCGCGTCGGGTTGGCGTCGAAATGAATGTCGCCGTCGCCGATCCCTTGCAACGCCGGGTCCATCTTGCGACGTATCCAAGCAAGCTGCTCAGGCTTAATAATGTGGTGATATTGCTCTCGAACAGCGCTGATCTTCTTCAACTCGCCTTCGGTCGGCGGATATTCGCCGTATTTGGCAAAGTCCTTGTCTTCGCGCAAGATGCTTTGCGACTCCTTGCTCCACCAGCCAAGAAAGATGCAGCGGCAATGGTCGGGGTCCTTTCGAGCCTCCTCCCACATGTCGTGCCACTTGTTAAAACCCCGTGCGGTCGACTCGTAAACATACAGGCGATCGGGGTTGTTGTCGGATAGCGACTGCTCGAATGCCTCAAGACCCTCGTCGTTGTCCCACGAGCACAATTCCGAGCAGTGCGCCAAGGAAAGGCCGACCGATCGGCCAAGTGTGCCGCTAGTTTTGGATTTCTTCACGCCGGCCGAGAGAAAAAGCAGGCGGCTGTCGTTCTGGAGAGTCAGGCCAGCACGATTGTCGAGGCCGATCGCCGGGAAATGAAGGGCCAGCGGCAAATCCTTGATCATCGTGGTCAGTTCAACCCGCGACTCCAATCGATTGGTATCCGAGTCGAACACCACCGCGCCCTTGAGGCCCGGATGGATGCCGAGAAGGAAAGCCATGAGAGCGCGGATGAGGGTGGAAACCCCCAATTGGCGCGACTTCAACACGTAAATTTTGTGAATGTCGGCTTGGAGCGCGTCAAAAATCTCAGTGATGAGCCGGCGCTGGCCGTCATAAAGATGCTCGCCAAGGCAAATTCGGCCAAGGTCTTTGGAATTGATCCAGCACTGGTCGAGATAGCCGTAAAACGCTTTCTCAACGGCGTCGCGCTTTTTCTGTGACCAGCCTGCCATGCGGAGAGCGTAGAGGGGAATGCCGCCACCCGCAAGACGGGAATGCACCAACTCCGGGAGCGGGTGGCGGTTACTCAGGGACGACAATGTCTCCTTCCAAGAGACAGCAACAAGACGAGTGTACGAAAATGGGCCGCTCTGTCAATGGTGATGCTTACGCGCGACACCTCCGCAATGCCAATCGGCACCGAACAATTGGCACCCCGCCACATAAACGGCGCACTCGGCAAAGACAAGGCCGCCGAGAAAAAACGAGATGACGATGGGCCAAGCGAGAGCGCGGTTCATCGCCGCCCGAACGCCGCCGACTGGCGCTGCTTGTCCTTGAGGGTTTCCAGCACGATCGCAATGCGCGACTGCACGGTTTGCCAGAACATGACGGGATCGCTCGCCTGGTCGAGCAGCAGCACCTCGATCGGATCGCCGCCCTCATCGGGCGGATAGATCACGACCGCCCCGCCAAACTTGGAGTCGGCGTTGTGCTCGATGCGAGCGGCCATGTTCTTGAAGCAGTCGCTCGCCGTCATGACAATTTCCTATGCGGGTACCGCCCCTTAATCTCGGCGTTGAGCATTCCGCCCACCGAGGGCGCCTTGGAGAGTGCGATGGCGGTTCCCTCATCCACGCCCGAGTACGCATAGGACGAGCCATTCTGGAACGTCACCACAAGCTCGAACGTGTCGCTGTCATACGCAACTGTTTGCACGTTGGAGGAAAAAACTTCGCGAGACCAGCTCATCGCATCCTATCCTTCAACGCGTAGATCATGGACTCGAACGCCGGTCCCCAATCGCGGCTGGCACCTTGCGGAAAAATCCTATGCCGTGGTGTCCACAGCCGGTCGCTGCCGTCGAGCCCAATCCGGTAGTCTCGCCCCAGATAGCTGTACGGTATCCAGCACTCCTTGCCGGCCAGCGCCGCAATGTGCCCCAGCGCCGACTCGCAACAAATCACCAAGTCGATATCCTGCAACAAGCTGATGGTGTCGACCACATCACGGATGTAACCCGACAAGTCCCGCACCAGCGCAGCGCCGCCATTCTGGTGCAACTGGTCCTTCTTGCCGTCAACCTGAAACGCGTAGAGCTGAATGCCGGGAACGCGGTAGAGATCGAAGAAGTGGTGGACCGGAATGTTGCGGTGCTGGTCGATCTCATTGAGCGGACTGCCGGCCCACGCGATACCGATATGCAACTTGCGATCCGGCACTTTCCAAGTACGAGGCAAGCCGTAGATCGGCGCCTCGATATTCTTGGCGGTGCGAATCTCCTTGTCGGTAAAACCCAACGCAAACGGCAGGCTGACGAACGTGGTCCAGTAGTCGGCAGCGGGAAAGACGCCAGGTTGCGGCATGAAATTTATGTTCTTCAAATCCGCGAACGCATGAGCAAACAATCGCATCAACTCGGGTTGCACGCAAATATGCAGAAAATTCGCTCGTTTGGCAGCCTGCCTGACAAAGCGGCTGTATGACAGCGTGTCGCCCATGCCCTGATCGGACACGAGAAAAACCGTCTTGTCGGGCTCGCCGCTCCAGCGGGGATACGGATAGTGCGCGTACTGCGTGAGCTTGTACTCGAACCGGCGCTCGAAATGTTTCAGGCCGAGCGCGAACTGATGATTGAACAAAAGCGAGAACGCGTAAGCCATCTCGCAAATCGGGTCTTTTGGGTCGAGCATGAATGCCTTACGTCCACACTCCGCAGCGAAATCCTGCTCACCCAACATGCCTGAAGTCATCGACAGGTTGAGCCAGCCGTAGGCAAGCGATGAATCGAGGCTGACGGCCTCCAAAGACGCCTTGTGGCCTTCCTCGGACATGCCTAGGCAATGCAGCCGCCAGCCGAGATTGACCAGCGTCTTGGCTTTCTCCTGCGGCGAATTGTCGCACTCCAGGGCGCGGCGGTAAAGCGCCACCGAAGCCGCCAGCATATTGCGATCGGACTCGTTGTTGCCCGCCTGGTAGAACGCCAAGCCATAGATCGGATCGGCGTAGCAGGCATCCATGAACGCCTTATAGGCGTGGTCGACGTTTTGCTGATTGATCTTGTTGTTCGCCGCCTCGACGCCCGCATTGTAAAGTTTGATTGCAAGCGAACGCCGTCGCTGGCGCTCGTCGGATATTTTTGCGGCTTGCTCAAACGAGGTGTCGTTCATGCGCTGCTCGGCAGCGTGGCAACATGTGAAGGCACAAACTTATC